ACTGTATGTTTTACATTTTTAAGTCTTCCTTGTATTGGTATATTAAGCTTAAAGTTACCTTCAACAGAAACAAATTGAGGACTTACTCTACCAAATATTCTACCTAAATCAAATCTAATATTTACTCTAGGTGAATATGGATCAACACCTCTATTTAATATTACAATTATTTGATTTTGGTAATTCTCTAAAGATGTTAATGGATAGAACCCAAAAAATTGTGGTCGTATTACAGCTCTTCGATCACCGTCTTCATTTAAATAATTAATATTAATTTTCATTTGGTGATTTAAAACTCTTTGAGGAAAACCATTAGATAAAATAGCACCACCAGGTAGTGGAGCACTATGACTAGATTTAGCAATAAAGTCGGTATATGTCATTGCTGTAATGACTTGAAAATATTCTATATCAGTTGGGAACTTATGATAATTGGTATTCCCTGAACTTGGTTTTGGTATTGTATATGTTGTGGTTCTGGAGGTTTGATTAGGTAGTGTATGTCGAACATTTATTGTTACTGTGTTTGATTGGCTATTAGCGAATAAACTACTTCCACTAATTGAATTAGTCCCATAATCATTTAACGTTGCTCCACTATAATTTACATCTTTTGTAGAATTCGGACTGACAAAACTTAAAATAGCACCTCCAGAAAGTAATGGTAAACTTTCAGGAGTCATCATTAAAACGATAACATTATCTGTGTGGTATGAACCAAGTGTTGTATATGGAGTATTAGGGTTAGATTGATTAACATAAGAATATCCACCACCATTTAAAGTTGGCTCAACTGAGACATAAACTTGATTTACACCACCACCCGGATTATTAGTAGTTTGGTCAAAGTATTTAGCCTTAACATTAAACAAATTAAATTGTTCAGCCAAAGTAATATCCCTAGTAAAGAAAGTGGCTCTACCAAATTGATTAGTTCCATATGAATATTGACTGTTAATTTTAACTGGTATTTTACTAAAAGACCTTGTTTTAGTTTGTCTGTATTGAACATAATAACCACTTAAAAATTGGTTATATACCGCATAATTAATATTATCTTCAATTAAATCTTGATTATACAAACCTCCTTCAAAATTTGTAAGTAGAATACCTGATGCGTTTGGTGGTGGTGGAGGGGGGAGTGAAGGTGACGATACTTGTATTGCCGCTCCCTCATCAGTATCTTCCGATTCATCACCGTCAGCACATTTGCAAAATTCACATTGGTCATACAACAAAAGAGGTAAATTAATTCCTCTAAATTTAATTTTAAATAAAATGATATTAATAGTTAAAGATGCCGCAAAAGCAGTGGAGAGAGGTATAAGTTCCAAAGCAAGTGCTGAAGCTAAGACGACAGCTGGTTCAAGAGCAGTTAAAGCTCCAACGACTTGAGCAATTTTAATACCTGTAAGATTTCCAAAATAAGCAGTTAATAGTGGCAGAACTAATATTCTAAGAACAAAAACCGTTAAATAAAAAAAATGAAGTAATGCAACCAATATTATTAATAGTGGTCTAAAAATATACGATGCAAAAGTATATAAAAGATATATAAAGTCCCATCTAAAAGAAGTATCATTAGTTGGAAATTTATTATTTTCACTTTCGCAAACATCGTCCAATATATTTTTTATTGATATAATTCTATTTGCTAAACTACCTTTCCTGTATTGGTCAATTAATTGTGAAACAGTATATACTTTATTATATGAAAATTGATAGAATGTGTCTTCACAATTTATTGCTGTTTGTGGGTCAGCATAATCGCCCCAATCCAAACTAAATGCGTATGATTTTTTTGCTAACATTTGATTGTTCAGAGTGTTATTGAGACTTAGTGGGTCTGTACTTGTTTGCCATCCGTATTCTCTGACATTGGGAACTAAAAAATACCCTCTCCTTACATTTTCATCTAAATCGTTTGATTGATTCCATTTGATTTTAAATCTATATTTTCCTCTAGTTGGTATCCCAACTTCAGGGTCATTTGATATTACTCTTTCCCCAAATTCATTCGTTGTTATATAATCTAAATTCATTGGCACGTCCAATAACCAAGTACCATTGTCATCAATTACTTGACCACCAGAATCTAAATCAAATTGTTCTAATATTGGTCTTCCTTGAGCATCTTGTTGTATTGTTTGTCTAATCGCCAAAATTTCACCAGGCCCCGCAATTAAACTACATAATTCACCTTGTTTGAATTTGGGTTTGCATCTTGTTTTTAACGCTAAATTATTTGAGTCAGAAAACATTGCCCCCATAAAAATAGCTGTAGGTTGGATTACTACATTCGCTTCCGCAGATAAATCAAAGTCAGTTCTGTTGATGCCAATATTACAAATATCAGGTTGTCCCCATAATGGTTCAACTGTTATGATTCTATTGATTGATATAATTTGAGGTAATTCGTTTAAATTACTTGAAGACCTAAATTTAGTTCCGGCAACTTGAGTTTCTGTCGCTAATCCTGTTCTTACCAAATCTTGTGGTGCTAATGAAAATTCACCAATATCAGATAAGTCAATATCAACATGGATGGTCTGAGTTCCAAGTGGAACACCAAATATCATAAAGTCACCACTCTCATTTGTTACGGCAGTATATCTATAATACTTGTCAAATACCTCAATATAACTTTGATTTAATAAGACATCTTCTTTATTGAAGAATGACCCAGTTGGAACGTGATTTGAATATGATTTAACATAAGGTAAAAGATTATATCTATACCCAAGGTCATTTAAATCTGATACTGAACTATAAGGATATAGGTCAGATATGATTGGATTATTTCCATCAATACTTGATAATGGAACAAAGATAGAAACCTTACAATTTGGAAGCCCAAATCCATTATTAATACTAATTCTACCGATTACAACACCATAATCTGAACATTGTCTTGTATAAATGTCACTTTCCAAAATCTTAATGGAAAGTATTTCCAAAAACTCAAAATCTTGTGTTAAATGTACTTTAATTGATTTATCTACCCCAACTTGGGTTCTTATTCTATATGAATTTGACATTAATCTACCTTTTTAGATAAATAGTTTATTTGATATTTTCAACAAAAAGATAGAAAACAATTTAGATAAATAAATTACTATGTAAAATTAGTAGTCTTAAGATTCTTAACCCTCACATTGATATCTTTATTTGGAAAACGAATTTGATACGTTTGACTAGGTTCGGCAAAAATAGTATCATCAATTAATTCAATTTGTTTGGTTGTTGCATCCAAGTATCTTTGTGATGTTTGTGATGATGAATATTGACCACCAACTTTATTGAATACTTGAATATCCGATACTGTTAATATACCATTTTGAGACTGAATTAATCTTCTTATTTCGGATATGTTTACATTTTGACCCATTTCTCTATTACCTGGTTCCATGTAGGTTGAAACTATATCAATTACTTGAGTAACAAACGCCCCTTGATTTTGAGTGTTGTCCAACACGACATCAATATTAAATCCTAAATCAATTACATTCGCAGTTTCAATAGAAACATAATCATTAATCATTCTATAGTTAGATAGATAGTTAGCAACATTACTTTTTAATGTGTTTGATATGATTTCGGTTAGTCTCCCACTATCATCATATGATAACATTTTAATCTTTAATTTGTTATTTTCTTCTGTTATTGACACTTTTGCGGGAGCCCCAAATTGTGATGGCATTGTTCTGATAATTGATTCATAGTCATTGATTGTTACCGCTCTATTCTGTGCCGCAAAGTTAAACGCGACCAAGTTTCTGATTTCTTCATTTGTAGGTGCTCCTGCCCCACCGATTGCCGCAGTTACATTCGCACATGATAATGAATTTATAACACTCGTGTTTACACTAGTAGAGGGTCCATTAACAGCAAAAGACACTGTTCCGATATTGTTAATAACATCAACACCTAAGTTACTACCAACACCACCCCCAACTCTATATTGAATAAACAAGGTAGTGTTACCTTTTAAGGTACTTCCTAATGCGAAATTATTGGAGTACTTATAAAGATTTAATTTAAACCCATTTCTTGCAAATTCAGCCAGTTGTTCGTCAGCCGATTGTGTTCCACCCCCAAATATCATTTTTAAAAATCCTTCTGGTGTGTACTCAGTAATGAATTTTGTATTTGTTTGTAAATATCTTCCCACTTTTATTCCCGGATTATCAGATACTTTGGTTGGGTCTTCAATAAAAACCCTATCGTCAATCAATGCTTTTACTTCATACCATCTATCATCCAATCCTTGGAATTCTTGTTCGGGTGGTATGCTTGCGTATTGTGTTCCATCTTTTAATATTACGCTTGTAACTCCTAACACATTTCTTTCAGGTAAAAATAATTCAAAAAATGGTTTAACATCATTTGGTGTTACAACACGTTTGAATACCTTCGTTACTCCATTAACAACCGTCTCTCTCTTGGTTATAGTATAATTTTTTAATAATCGGTTGGTTGAGTCAAAATTTGGGATTTTTAAACGATTTGGTGAACCATCTCCACCAATTGCCGATGCGAAATCAATGTCATATACTGTTTCAAATAATTGTCCGCCACCATTAACCTGTGCTCCTCTTCTTAATATACCACAATATCTTAAATCTTCTTTATCTCCAAATGCTGGGACTGTTATTGAGAAATCAACCAAGGCGACAGATGGTCTAAGTCCTGGAATTTTTAACCCATACGTTCTTGCGATGTTAAAAATTGATGACCTTTGTTGTGCATATTGAAGAATTGTTTCTTGAACGCTTCTATCAATATTAAATTGCAAGTTATCGGAAACTGCAGCATTTAAATCCAATAATGCAGAAAATATTGATGCGTCATTAAAGTTATCAATTAATTCAGGATAATACGTTCTTGTAAAGTTGATTAACTCTGTTCGGATTTGTTGAAAATCTCTAGTTGTATACGATATTTTTTTGTTTGACATATTTAAATATTAATAATTATAAAATCACTTGTGTTAAATGCTGAATCGGATATTGTATAATCAATTCTAATTTTAGCTGTATGTTCCATTTGTCCTATACTTGTAACTCTAAACTCTTTTTGACCATCATCATTAACAAAAAAACCTTTGTCTTCCTCTCCCTCTGATGCCGGTGTGATTGATATATTAGTCAATGTTAATCCTGGTAAATATTCTTCCACTGAGTCTCTAATTTCAGCCTCAATATCCGAAAAAGTTGGTCCATCTAAAGGTTCGAATAAATATTCATATAATCTTGTACCAAAGTCAGGTAAATAATATCTTGTCCCCTTTCTAGTTAATAGTAAATGAATAAGATTACTTCTAATTTCTTCATCACTTGTTTGTGATAAAGATAAATAATTACCTTGATATGAATTTCTAAAAGGGAAATTTATCCCATATGTTGTTCCTTCTGCCATATTGATAAATATAATGTTTGAATTATTTCTATAAATACCATAAAACAAAAAATCACGACATAATGTCGTGATTAATGTTTTTTAAGAGGAACAACCGAAACAATCAAATGGAGAATCGTTTGGTTTAGTTTTTAATGGTTCAACGTGAGGTAATGTTGGTGTTGTTCTTGGTTTGCCCATCTTTGATATGTCCATCGCCAAATGTTTCGCCCCAGTTGATATTGCCTTAGTTCTAATATAATAACACAATGTCTTCAATCCTTTCTGCCAAGCGTGGAAATGTGATGATGTTATTTTTGTTAAAGTGGGATTACCCATATAGATATTCATTGATTGTGATTGGTCAATAAATGGTCCTCTATCTGCTGCCATATCAATCAATTCTCTTTGTGATATCTCCCATATTGTTTTATACTTCTTAATCAAATGTTCAATACGTTTAACCTTTTGATTATATTTCTTATCTTCAGGATCTAAATAATTGTTAAAATTAATGTTTTTAATAGAACCTTCGTTGTAGATAATTTCATTTTTAAGGTCTTCTCCCCATATTCCAAGTTTCTCAAAGTCAGCAATTAGATACTTGTTAACAATCGTAATCTCACCACCAACAACACGTCTATTGAATATTGCTGAGTGAGCTGGTTCAGTCATTTCGTAAGAACCAGTAATCTTAGCAGAACTTGCAACAGGCATCTGAGCAGTAAACAATGAATTACATATACCATATTTAATTACACTATCTTTTAATAAAACCCAAGGCCATCTACCTGATAATTCAGATTCTTTCAATCCCCACATATCAAATTGGAATGTGCCTTTTGACATTGGTGAACCTTCAAAGAAATCATATGCTTTGTATTCACCACTTTTAACTAATTTATTACTCTCTTTAATCGCGGCATAATAAATTGTTTCAAAGATATCCTTATTAAGTTGTTTTGCTTCATCTGAAGTGAATTCATAATCCATTAAATAGAATACATCAGCTAATCCTTGAGTTCCAATTGCAATTGCTCTTTGTTCTCTTCCACCCTTTTCACCTTTTAATGTTGAGTAATTGTTAATATCAACAACCTTGTTCAATGCCCTAACAACCTTTCTCGTTTCTCTATATAGTAATTCAAAATTAAATGTACCATCTTTAACAAAGTTTTTTAAAACCATTGAAGATAGAGTACAGATTGCAGTGGTATTTTGGTCAGTGAATTGATAAATTTCGCAATTATGAACTAATATATTATTCCCATAAAAACATGAGGTTTCAGGTACTTGTATATCATATACATCTTGTTTTTCAGTTAATTTATTTATTTTAATCATATTCAAACGTATTTAAATGTTAAATTTCTATGTTTTTTTCTTTTACCTTTACAAACTTGGGTTATAGTTGATGGGTTTCCATTTATTGCTTCAGCAGCGTCAGTTACAGAATCATAAATAATTAAAAAGTTGGGTTCAAAACCATTTTCTTGTAATTTTTTAATTTTATTAAATTTATGAGGATTAACAATTTTAGTTAAATTTTGTTTTGTTTCTTTATAATGTTTTAAATGTCGTTCCGTTTTATTTTTAGATTTAGAATCTCCTTTACCAACATAAAAAGGTCTATATTCTATAGAACAATATTCATTGTCGTATCGACCTTTAATCATATCATCTAATAATATATAAACATAATATCTCATATATATAAATATACTTAAAACGACTATTTGTACAATTCTAAAATATCATCTTCTTTTAATTCATTGGCTCTAACATAACCTCTATTTTTTGTAAAAATTAAATGATCTGAAGTACATTTTATACTAAATCCGGTATTTTCATCAATAATTTCAAGGACATCTGAATTTTTTCTTGTTAACATACCAGCAATTATTAGACTAAATTTACCACCTTCGGTTAATACCATTAATTTTTCTGATTGTTCAATTAATTCAACAACTTCACTAATTGGTAAATTTTGAATTTCTTCATTTTCTCTTTTAATAGTTAAAATAGTATCTCCAACAACACAACAAAGA